AAACCACGAGCCTTCAACGCTTGGGCGTTCAGTTCGGTGCTGATAAGCGAACCGACCTCCTTGCCAAGCGCGGCGTACTGTGCGGCATCCGCGTCTATCTCCGCTTGCAGTGTGTCGGTCAGTGTCTGGGCGTACTTCTTGGTGATGCTCTGGCCTTCGTCCACGATGGTCTTCACGAACTTGTTGGCCTTCGTGATGGTGTCGGTGCCACCCTCCAGTAGTTCCTTTCCAAGCGTCGTGCCCGCTTCTGCACCAGCGGCGACGACCTGCCGCATGGCATCGTCGCTCAAGCCCGCCTTGGTCAGGTCAGCAACGACCTTGGAGAAGTCCAGCGCCTGCTTCGCCTGCTTCTCTAGCCCCTGTAGGAAGGTGATTTTCTTGGCTTGAGCCTTGTTCGTTTCTTCCGCCGCAAGCGCCGCTTCTGCTTCTGCTTCTGCGTACTTCTCGGTCGCCTTCGCTAGGTCTTCCTGCACCTTTTCCAGTTCATCACGGAGCACGCGCTTGGTGTAACGCCCCGTGGCGGCGGCAATCTGCTCTTCCAGACTGGCGATTTCGTCCAAGAAGGACTGGCGCTCTTCCGTTGCCTCCGCCAACTTCTCCTCGGCTTCTGCCTGTTTTTCTGCGGCACTGGCGGCATCCGCCGCAAGTTGCTGCTGCTCCGACACGGCGCCGCTGAAGGACAGCGCCGAAGCGACCGCTTCTCCCACGCCAACCGCGAACTGGTTCTGGAGACGCACCAAGTCCACCATGGACTTCTGCGCACCGATTATCTGGTTGTACTCGGTGGTGATGTCAAAACGACGCTGTGCCTTCTCCATCGCCTTGTCGTACACCGACGACAAGCCGACCGCCTTGTACATAGAGGAAGCGGCTTCGCGTGCATAGTCCCGAAGCGCGTTCTTGGCTTCAATAACTCGCTTCTTCTGGTCTTTGATTTTCTCAACGAGCATCTTCTGTGCGTCAGCGAAGGTTGCCGTCTCTCCGCTGGCATCCTTGGTCGTGTCACGAATGGCATTGAAGGCGTTCTTCCCGACCTTGCCACTCTCCTTCATGGCGGCCTTGGCTTTCTCCAAGTCTTCCAACAGAGTGCCAAAGTACTGCTTAGTTCCGCTTCTTTCGTATGCGTCAGCGGTCGTGTACTTCTTGAACGCGCTCAATGCCGCGATTGCCTTATCAAGGTTGAGTTGGATGTCAATCTCAATGTATCCAATCTGGTCTAGATAGCCGAGCGACTTGCGCAGTTTGTCAATCTGCTCTTCGCTGAAACCAGCCTTCTTCGCAGAAGCCACGAACTGAGTGTCAAGTTGCTTCATCATGTTCACTACATCGGTCGCGCTGCCTCCCATGTTCAGAATCATGGCGGCGTTTTCGCTCATCTGGTTGTACAAGGCGTAGCCAGAGTCGGTGAACTTCTCTTGGCTCTTGCCGCTCTTTTCCAGAGCCTGCAAGGTTGCCCCGAACGCCTTGTTCTGCTGACGAATCTCTTGGGCGAACTTGATGCTCTCAGCAGAAGCGTCAGTCATAAACCCAACCACATTCTGCATCTCTGAGTTGAACATCTCTGCGGTGATGTCGCCATCCTTGAGTTGCACTTGCAACTCCTCAATGGCGTCCGCGAAGTTCTTGGCGCCGCTGTCCTTCGTTCGCTCGGCAAACTGGTCGGCCAAGTCCTGTAACCGCACCATTTCGGTTGCGAGCGCCTCAAGACGCGCCTTAGCCTCCTCAGTGTCGTCTGCAAACTCACCGTTGGCTTTTCTTTGCGCGATGATGGCGTCAGTGGCTTGGAGAGCCTTCATTCCGAACTTGCTGTTGGCCACAGCCGCCTCAGTAAGAGACTGGTACATGGCAGTAAGGTCAGTCTTCTTCGCCTCTTCATTCAGCGTCTTCACTGCCCTAGCCGCAATCAGTTGCGCCTCCGTGAAATACATGAGTTGCCCGTCGTCGGCGCGCGCCGCAGTGCCGCTCTTCAACTGGCTTCCTGCGTCAATGATACGCGCCAAAGTTTCGGCATAATCCGCGCTGATGCCCTCTGCCTTGAGCAACGCCGTCATAGATTCGCGTGCGCTGTTCTTGAGGTCAAGCAAAGTGTCAGCGGTTTCACTCGTTCCCTTGCCGAGAATGCCCATGGCCCGTTCCAGTGCTTCGCCACTCTCTTCATTGGCAATCAGAACATCGTTGATGGTCTTGGCATTGGTGACATACTCGGCAATAGCCGTGGTGTCCTTGTTGAGCGCCGCAATCTGCTCATTGATTACTTCGGTGACTGCCTTGGTTCGTTCGCGCACTTCTTCCTTGCGCTTGGAGTATGACTGCCACGCCTTAGAAGCGGCATAGACGGCGGCAGTGATGAGCAACAAAGGGGCCAGCGAAGTGGCAAGACTGACCGCTAGAGCGCGTGCCTGAAGCGCGATGGCCTTGAACGAAGTAACGGCAGTGAACTTGAGCGCCGAAAATGTGCCGACCCCGAACGCCTTGAGCGTGGCAAACTGCGTTGCCATCTTGCCCACCACGGTCTGAGAGGTTGCCCCCAACTTGATGATGGCGGCCATGAGGTTGAACGACGCAACCCGCGACAGAACGAGCGACTTGACGAGAACGGCGGTCAATACGGCGGCAAACACTTGAACGGCAGTCTGATTGGCGGTGAACGCCTCCAACAGCGACAAGACTGGCTGGATAACCTCAAGTATTGCCTTGGACAAGCCGAGGAAGGTGTAGGCCGCCGCAGACACGGCACCAACCAGCGGCCCCTCCAGCGCCATGGCGATGTTGCCCACCAGTTCTGCCAACTGGGTCATGGTGCTGGCGGCAACCTTGGCTATCTCAATGAACGCAGGCACCATTGGCTTCAAAGCGGCGACCATGTTCGTGAACACGCCGCGCAACTTCGGACTCATACCAATCAGAAACACAAGCCCAGTGCCCAGCGGCCCGCCCATTCCGATGAGCCTTGCGAACTTGCCAACCACGGGAAGAGCCTGAAGGATGTTGCGGCCAGCCAGAAGAGCCAGTGCCGAACCAACCCCCGCGATTACTGGAGTCAGTTTCGCCGCGCTTGCCGCCATCTGGTCAATCGTGCTGGAGAAGCCCGTGAACATACGCATCTTGCTGGTGATGGCGTCAAACAGGGTCTTGAGCGGCGTCACGATGTCGTAGAACGCCTTCTGCATGGCCTTCAGAACTGGATTGAGCGAGCCGCCACTGCGCAACATCTTTGAGAACGCTTCCGTCGCCTTGTACGCCGAGAGCACGACTGGGCCGAAGCCCTTGGTGATTACGCGACCAAACTCAATGGAAATGTCGTTCAGAAGACGCGGAAACGAACGCAACACCTTCCCAGCCTCTTGCATTGACGCTTCGTACACACCCGCAACCTTCTTACCCTCTTCCAAAATCATGTTCACAATGGCCTGCTGGCGCTCTGTGGCGGTCAGGTCGTTGGTGGACTTCTTCAACTGTCGGGCATAAGAGGCGTACGCTTCCGATGCGTACTTGGTGATGCCCGCGTTCTTCAACAGCATTGAGTTGCCAGTCTGAATGGCGTAGGTCAGGGTTGTGGCGGTTTCCGTGGAGTTGGACTGGCTCAACACCGCCAAGTCTTGCGCCACACGAGCAACCTTGGACGCCTTGGATAGTTCAATGTTGCCCTTCACGAAGAGCATCGCCATTTCCTGCGAAGCCTTCAACTCAATACCCATGGAGCGAATGTCCTTGACCGCTCTACGGATGTTGTCTGCACCAAGCCCCGTGGACTTGCCCACCGCGCCGATGGCAACATCCATCTCCTGAACATCGGCGGCGGCGGCAAACGCCTGCCTTCCAAACTTGGTGATGGCGAAGCCAGCGGCTCCAGCCGCAACACCTAAGACGGTAAGGCTTTTCTGAAACCCGCTCGTCTTGCGAGATAGTCCAGTGATGTTCTGGGCGAACTGATTTAGGCTCTGTCCTGCCTGCGTCATCCCTTTGTTGAACTGGGATGCGTGCAGAACAAGTTGTGCCTCAACCTGTCCAGCCTGAATAGCCACTACCTTCTCCGCCTACTTGCCTTCTCTTGCTCCCATGCCATTAGTTTGTCGTGTGCCGCCCACCCGACAAGTTCATCAGCCTTGAGAGGGGTGTGGCAAGGAGAGCCAAAGAGTAGTTCTTCTACCGTCCTGCCAAGCCGCTCGGCAAGCGTAAAGTAGTAGCGATACTCAGGGTCACTCAGTTGTCTTTTCCCTCTTGGTCTACCGCCTTGGCAGTCATCCCAGAGACTTCCATGACTTTCTGAGCGACCAACTCAATGGCGGCGGCTGACTTTTCTTGAAGGGCATCTACATCTGCTGTGGTGAACACCTTGCCTCCAGTGTCGGGGTCGTACACGGCGGCAACCAGAAGAAGCGGGTACATCTTCTCCATGTCCACCGAGCCGTCAGGCTTGGTGCAAGTTCCCACGAGACGACTGCGTTCAACAGCCGTCATGGTACGAATCTCCAACTCCACACCCCACGCTTCAACAGCGAGAGTGTGCTTCTTGATGTCGTCTGCTTGCAGGATTCGGTCACGAAGGGACACGATGCCTCCAGTATTTGTAGGGTTAGGTGGAACTCAGACTATCAGGAATAAGTACCGCGCGTGACGGTGCCAGTGACTTGCAGTTCTGCCGAGGCAGTGACCGCATCCCCAACAGTGGCGCCAACTTCGTAGGAAGTCATAATGCACTCGCCAGTGTACTTGACATTCCCCGCAGTACTGCCCGCAGGCCCATACTGGAACGAGAGTGTCGCTGACTGCCCCACGACACCAGCGAGATAGCCGTCCGCCGTAGCGTCAAACTTCCCCGAAATGCTGATGGTCGCGTCAGTGAGACCGACGATGTACGACTTGGCGGTGGAGCCAAAGGTCGTGGTTTCGGCTGTCTCAATGGAGCGCGGGAATGAAACATCATCAAGGTAAGACGACAAGTCGCGCAGTGTGCCCGATGAGTCGTCCAGCCTGAAGTCTGCTGATTTACCGTGAACAAATGCCATGATTAGTTACTCCTATCGTCTGGCAAAGTTGATGTGGAATGTAATACTGCCCGCACCAGAGGCAGTCCAAGACGACCTCAGATAGCGGTTCACGGTCGTTCCAGCGGCGACCGTAACTCTTTCTGCCGTGACGACAGTGGTAGCAACCGTCGTGAAGGTCACGAGGTCTGCCCAAGTACTGCCGTCTGACGAGTGTTGAACCTTGAATACCGTGTTGTTGTTCATGGTGTTCGCGGTCACATGGAGTGTTCCGAAACCACCGTTCGCTGTGCTGGCAGAGTTGTCGTGACTAGAAGAAGTGCCCGTGGCGGTTTCTGCTGACAAGGCGTGGAGTGAAATGCCGTTGCCCAAGCCGCTGTCCGCCTGAAACTCTGCGTTCGCCGCCACAACATCGCCCACTGGAGCAGACACTTCGTAGGAAGTCAGTTTGCCCGTGGCGGAGATGACTCTTGTACCCAGTGCCAACGAAGCGGCAGTGGAAATGGTGATGACTGCTCCAGAGTTACTACCCAGAATGTCGGTCATTTCGGCGTCCACCGCTCCAGCGGCGCCGTCAAACATACCGCTCAGGCTGATGGTGCCGTCAGAAAGCCCGACGATGTAGGTCTTTGCGGAAGAACCAAAGGCCGTTGTCTCTGCCGTTTCCACCGACCGCGATGCCGAAAGGTCGTTGAAGTATGCGCTCAAGTCGTATTCGTTGTGCAGGACTTGGGCTGACTTGCCGTGTACGAATGCCATGACTGCTACTCCAGTTCCGCTTCAACCGTGGGTGCTGGAGCCTTGGCTGTCTTCTTGCCTTCCACCAGTTCCACAAGGTTCTGCTCCAGAAGCCAAGTGACAGAAGAAGGCGGCAGGTCAGACACAACCTCTCCCGCCTCAGCGCGCTTGGACGGCTTGCCGTAATCCAGTCCTGTCAAGAGCCTGTATGTTGCCATCGTTCGTCCTCCGAATACGCGCTAGTGCTTCGGAAGGACTGGGGCGACGGGCGCACGATGGCAGTCAAGCCGAGGTCACTAAGACACGCATTATTCAGTTGTCGGCGGCGACGATACCTCGTGTGGTCGCCCAATAGCAAGTCATTCTCTAGCGTTCTTTGCCTTACAGCGATTGCACTGTATGACCCATGGTCGCGTGAGCGATTCCGCCAGCAACTTGTCACACCGCCAACACCTAGGTTTCTCGTCCTGTAGCGCCGTTTCCCCGTAGGGGTTGGCTTGAGTTGTCATGTCGGGATACGAACGACATCAAAGTTGCAGGTAAAGATTGCTCTCTTGTTGGCATCACGCTCAAGCAGTGCGGGCATGGACAGTGCCTCAACCCGAAGGTATGTCGTCCCATTGATTGACTGATTTGTAATCTGTGTAAGAGTTTGGTACACGCTGATGGCAAGCGATTCGCCAGTGGCGTAGGAAGTGTTGCGAACTAGAGATTGAAGTTGGGGTCGTTCCAAGCGCGGGAGGTGGTTAGACCCCATGGTGAAGTTCGGTGGAGCACCACCGTTTGCGTAAATAGCCACGACATTCGCCACGGTTTCGGGCATGAGTCCGTAGAAGAAGTTCGTGCCCAGCGTAAGAGTCTGCAACTGGGTGTCCAAATACCCGCCTAAGTCCTCCAGCATTCCCATGGTGGTGCCCTACGGACGACCGCGCATCTTCCGCTCTAGCGCCTTGGCAATCCGATTTGCCATGCCTTTCACGCTGATGTTGAGCGGGATGGACAGATACTTGTTGCGCCCCTGCCCATAACTCTTGGGGTATTCGTGAACGATTGCGGCGTATGGTGCGGCGTCACCGCCGAAGCCAAGAGTTACCGTAATGCTGTCGTCAGTGATGACGGGGCGCAGAACGGTTCCGCTGTTGCGAAGAGCGCCAGTAACGACGGGAACATAATACCGCTTGGAGGCTGTCATAATGACTTCCGCCTCCTGATAGAGCAGGTCGGCCACATCCTGCTGGGTGGCCCGCTGAACCTTGGCGAACTCGTTCTTGACTTTCTTGACGATAATCACTTGAACACGACCATGGTGTGCTCAAGCCCGACGACATAGGTGTGGGTAGCCACCGACGCGATTTCGGGAGTAGACCCGTCTGGAAGCGTGATGCGGTCTCTCAGCGTGATACTGGTGTCCGCGATGTACGCCGTCTTACTCCTTGTTTCTTCGTCAATCGTGGACGAACTTACGACTTGCGTGTCGGGTTCAACATACGCCGAAGCGGTACGAGTAGCCCCGTAGGTTTCTTCGCCGTAGTTGTTTTTTGCGGAGTAAGGCGCAATGGTGACAGTGTGCGGCATGAAGGACGAGAGTTGTTTGTCCAGCGCCATGGCACCTTATGACACCCTTCGGTAGTCGTATGGCGCCTCGTCCGCTGGCTGGAAACGGGGATTGTCCATGATGCCCTTCCGCGAGAAGGTCGGTTCGCGGTCGGTATCCAGTTCCACGGCTTCCTTAGCAGAGCGGGTGTATCCCGAAATGTACGGGCTGACTGGCTGGAGTTCATCCTTGGTGAGCAGGTTGTCCGCCAACTCTAGATACTGGCGGTACTTAGCGGAAAAGTCTGCCTGCAAGCCGCCAATGGAACGGCTCATCAATCGGGCGAACTTGGCGGCAATGGCGCGCGCCGATTCTGATGCGGCACGCTTGATGTTGCCGTGAAGAGCGACCATGTACGCGATTTCTTCATCACTGATGAGTTGGTCGGTGGTGTCCGTGTCACCGATGGTGAAGCGAACCGCATCAAGGCTACTGTCCGCTGGGTCTCCAGAGTATGTCCAAGTCACGAAACGACCCCTCTCGCATCATACGCCAGCATCACGCAGAAATGGAAGCCCTATCTACGAGCGGGCTTCTTCTTGTCAGTTTGTGGACTGAAGATACGACGCATGGTGCCGTCCGCCTGCTCTAGTTCATCGGGAAGCGTTGCCCCGTACGGCAACGGTGCGATGTACCGACGCGATTCCAGCATACCAGTGTGTCTCCAGCCAGTCGTGTCTACCACTTCTCCGCGCACGAACTTGACGCTGTTGCCGTCAAACGGGCGGAGCACCACGAACCAGTTGGTCTTGGGTGTCACCGCTTCAATGAGAGGGTCTTTGGCGGACACTGGGTCACTCTCTTTCAGAAGTTGTATTAGGCGGTTGTGTCAATCCAGAGATACGACCAAGTATTCGCACCATCGTCAATCGCACCAGCGGTAGGATTGTAGAGATAGACCGTCACCGTGTTGGCGGCAGTCACTGCCGCACCCACGAAGAGAAGGTCGTCGTTCAGGCCGCTTGGCGGATTCATTACGATGATGTCGGTAGTGGCCGCTCCAGTTAGCGTGAATGTCACAGAACCGCGTGTGGTCGCGGCGATTGACGCAGGATTCAGTGAGGTCGTGCCAAAGTCAATCTTGTACACCGTGTTGGCAGAACCAACGGTGAGCGCACTGACCAGAGCCTGACCCTTAGTGAGCCTGTTCATGGCTTGCTCCCTTCGTGGCGCCGCTTATCAGGCGACGCAAGCGCTGAAGAAGTACCCGAGGTCGGTTGCGATGACCTTGTTATCCCAAGCCATTTGAGCCTCAACGCGGTCGGCGCGCAGTTCAGGCATACGGAAGCGAGTGATACCGATGTTGGCACCCATTCCGTCGGACACTCCACGCCACGCGAAGGTGTAGCCAGCGGAAGGCGTAAGAAGGCCAGGAGACGGCGCGACATAGTACAGCGCGGCGTTCTTGCCGTAGACCGACGCGAACGAGTTGGCCGCACCTTCGGCACCCGTGTTCTTGATGGTGCGAGCCACCAGAATACGGTCTACACCGAAGAACCGAGCAAGGATGTCTTCGGTGACATTCTCGGCACTCGTGTACTTCACACGGTCTACGATGTCGGGATGGTGACGCAGTTGGCGGAACACATCGTATCCCATGACGAGCGTGTTGGGCAGGTAGCCCGTCGCATTCAGCATGGTGGCCTTGCCCGTCTCAACATCGCCAATCGGGTCAGAAGCCGTGTAGTCGCTCCACAGATTCGTCGGAGTGACATCGTTCGCCCAAATACCCGTGGTGAAGAAGTCTGACGCCCACTGGATTTCCTGACGCATGAGCATTCGCTGTGTCACGAAGGTCGTGGCATCACGGTCGGGGTTCAGCGGAGCGTCGGCATTCGCGCGCACTTGGTCGTCCACATCCTTGTGGAAGGCATAGACCTGAGTGCTGTAGGTTGCCGTGCTGAGCGTGTAGCCCGAACCAGCCGATTCGGTGGCTGGAGCACGAAGTTTCGCTTCGTCACGGAACCAGTCGCCCTTGGTGTACACGAAGTACTTGTCTGACTGCTTCTCAACTGGAAGCATGGGGAAGATGCGGCTCGCAACATAAGCGGCCTGCTCCTGAATGAATGCGACCGAAATGTTGGTCAGAATCGCATCAACATGAACATCGTTCGCGGTTGGCTGTGCCATAGTTGGTTACTCCTGTTCTTTCTTGCGGCTTACGCGGCCCGATGGGGGTTGGCGCAGTTGATTAGAGCAGAGCCGATGACGCTGGCGGCGCCAGTCGCAACGAGCATCCGACCGACGACAAACTCGGTCGTGTCGGTGCCTGGAGTCTTGGCGTCAGCCTGACCGTCAGCGCTGGTTCCGATGAGGTTGCCGATGGACAGTGCCGCGTCAGAAGAAATCTTGGACAAGCCGACGACGACAATCTCCGCCGCCTGACCAGAAGTCGGGGTGTTCTGGAGCACACCGACGGGAACATCGGTCGCGGCAGAGCACGAGACGGCATTGCCACTGCCATCCAACTTGACGAAGTGATACTGCTTAGACGACAGGTCTGCACCTGCCTCCAGCGAAATCTTGAAGGGCTGTGAGCCTTTGTATGCCATGGTTACTTCACCTCACGGATGTATTGTGTGTACAGATTTGCGTCAGCCTCAACCGCACGGGCGATTGACTGCTCACGGGTAAGAGACGGATTGGCCTGACGCAGTGCCGCCGCCGCTTTCTCAATGACAGACATGGTGCCGTCATTAGCAACCGTGGTGGACTTGCCGATTTCCGCGAACATCCCGCTCTTGGACAGGTTGGTGTTTGCCGCCGACAACACCTGCCAAATGGCTGAGAACTGCTCTTCGGTTAGTGCATCAGCCACATCCTTCAAAACCGCGCCGAACTCTTCTGCTTTCACGGGCAGACGGTTCAAGGTTGCCGCCTTGCCGACGAACTCCTGCAACAGGCGGTGGTCACGCTCTGCCTTGGCAATCGCTTCGGCGGCAGTGGCACGCTCTTCCAGCCCCTTCACGATGGCGACCAACTTTGGGTCGGCAGACTTCAGAACCTCTTCTGATTCCGCTTCCACGCTGTCGTCAATCTGTTTGGACAACTTCTCAACCGACTCAACCAGTTCGGCGTTTGCAGATTCCAGAGCCTCAATGTAGTCGTACACTTCG